AGGGCTTTAACTGCCGAAGAAGTAAATGAGGCTTCTGATGCTTTAAACTTGTTTGTAAAAGGTTTAAAAAGCGAAGGGATTTATCTTTGGAAATACGCTGAAGGAACTTTGTTTTTAACTGTAGGGCAAGAAAGCTATTTAATTGATGGCTCAACCGCAAACGCAACTGAATCATTTACGCAAACAACAACAAGCGCAGCCGCTTTAAGTGGAGCAACGGCAATTGTGGTTACAAGCGCAACTGGCTTTACTGCGGGTTATTTTGTTGGTGTAATGAAAGATGATGGTGATATTTTTTGGACAACTATTGCCAGTGTTGCAGGAACAACAATTAATTTAACCAATGCATTAACTGATGACGTTTCAAGTGGCGCAACTGTTTTTGTTTATCAAGCTAAAATTACTCGTCCTGAAGCAATAACATCAGCAAGAAGGAGAGACTCTTCTAGTTATGATACTCCTTTAAACGAATTAGCAAGAAGCGATTATTTTAATCTTTCTCAAAAAACAGTAACAGGGCAGCCAACTCAATTTTATTATGATAAGCAATTAAGTTACGGCACTTTTTATTTATACCAAGCCCCCGATGACGCAACCAACACAATCAAATTTACATTTCAAAAAATGTTTTTTGATTTTACCAACGGAACGGATAATCCTGACTTCCCAATTGAATGGGCCGAAACTTTAGCTTTTGGTTTAGCTTCTCGCCTAACTTACGACTACGGAATCGACAAAACAAAAGCTGAATTAATTAAAAGAACTGCCGACGAAATGCTTCGTAACTTGAAAGGTTATGATAGAGAAGATTCAGTTTATTTTGTACCAACCTATAATTTATACCAATAATGCTTCAACCAATCCATTTTGGAGTAAATTCATATAAGGCAAAAAGCGGCTTAATTTCAGCAGAAAGAATGTTAAATTGTTATGCCGAAATAACTCCTCAAACAAGTGCTTTTCCAAATATGGTTTTGGGGACTGCTGGGCTTACTGTTTGGAAAGACACTGGGGTTTCTTTGCCTGTTTATGGAATGCGGGTAATGGGCGAAAATCTTTATGTAGTTGTTGGTAATAAAGTTTATAAAATAGATTCTTCAAAAACAACAACTCTTTTAGGAGAAATCAACACAGAAATTGGCAATGTAATAATGACTGACAATGGCGATCAAGTTACAATTGAGCTTCCAAACGGCATTACTTATTATTGTACTTCTACTGCTTCATCTTTAACGCAAATTACCAGCGTTGGCTTTAATGTTTCAGGATCAGTTACAACTTTAGACGGATTTACAATATCCGCTTTTCTAAATAGCAATGAGTTTCAATGGTCAAATGTTAATACTACCCAAACTTGGAACGCTCTAAACGCCGTAACTGTCGAAGCTAACTCTTCAAAAATAGTAAGGGTTTATCAAAACAATTTAGAGCTTTGGTTTTTTAAAGAAGATATTATTCAAGTATTTTATAATACTGGATCGGGTTCACCTTTGTTTCAAAGAAAAGAAGGTGTTTATATTGAAAAAGGCTGCGCTTCAAAATATTCAGTTGCCACAATGGACAATTCATTTTTCTTTTTAGGAAACGATAGAATTGTTTATCAAACTATTGGCTACCAATTAAAGCCAATTTCAACTTTTCCTATTTCTCAAGAAATAGAAAATTACACAATAATTGACGATGCAATTGGCTTTACCTATGTTCAAGACGGGCATAAGTTTTATTGTCTAACCTTTCCAAGTGCAAACAAAACTTGGGAATATGATATTACAACTGAACTTTGGCACGAAAGAGAAAGCGTAAATAACCAAGGCGTTGATGGAAGATGGAGAGCTAACTGCCAAGCTTATTTTGCAGGCAAGAACTTAGTGGGTGATTTCCAAACTGGAATTATTTACGAACTAGACCCTGATATTTATACTGAAAATGGAACGGTAATTAAAAGAGAAATTATCGGAACAACAATGTTTAAAAACTTTGCAAGAATGTCTTTAAATAAGTTTGTTGTGATGATGGACACTGGCGTTGGAATTGCGACAGGACAAGGCATTGATCCAAAATTAGTTGGCAGATTTTCTGACAATGGCGGTAAAACCTATACGGATGAATTATGGCAGCCAGTAGGCGCAGAAGGCTCTTTTTTAACAGAGGTATTTTGGACAAAAATAGGCGGAAAAGCCCGCTCTTTTATTGCTAGGTTAAATTATAGCGAGCCAACTAAGTTTCAAATTGTTGGTGCCTTTGTGGAGGTTGAATCAGAAGATGATTAATCTGCCGAATATTCAACAACCAATTGTAGAAGAAAATAATATTGTAAAACCTGAATGGAATACTTTTTTTCAGCAAATAAAAACAACAATAAAAACTGATTTATTAGTTGATATTGGAGTGCCAAATGCAGGGCAACCTTTAGCAAAAGAAAATGGCGAAATTGATTCAGTTTGGTTTTCATTTTTTGAGAAAAGTTACAAAACAACTGGGGCAACTTTTGGTTTGCCTTCAGCGCAAGAAAAATTAGGAAAAAATTGGAGTAATTTTTTTCAAAATATGTATCAAGAGTTAAAATAAAATCTTGATTTTTTTTATTAACACGGCAAGATTTATTACATTGAGTAAATGTAAAAATATTATTGCTACAATTCATTTACTTATATGTCAGGCGGTCATTCGATATACAATCCAAATAATCCTAATGGACAAGCTGCTGCTGCGGCTTCAACGCCAGTAACATTATCTGACGAAAATGTTCAAGACCTTTACATTGTTGGTCAATCAGCTCAAACAGCAGTTGTAAACAACATCTTATCTACAACAGCAGGAACAGCGGCAACAGACGCAACTGGCTACAGATCAGCAATGATCCAAGTAGTATCAACAGGAACTGGCGGAACATTTATCTTTGAGGGATCAAACGATAATGTCAATTTCGTAACCATCTTAGCATATAACCAGAGCGTAGTAACAGGAACTCCAATAAGTGCTGCAATTACTGCAGGAGTATCAAATATCGGATATATTTTGCCGGTAAATTTTAGATATATTCGCTTAAGAATTGCTACTACAATAACTGGTGGTTCAATACAAGCGTTTTCTAAATTTATGCAAACGCCTTTTGCTCCAGCTGTAAATCAAATAGCACAAAATACTGCTGGCAGCTTAAATACAACGTCAGTAATTGCTTCAGGAACTGTTACTTCAGTAGGAACTGTTGGAACTGTTACTTCATTAACAACTCTGGCAAATGGACAAACTGCTCATTCTTCTGCATCAACTGGATCACCAGTTAGGGTTGGTGGTAGAGTTAATACTACATTAGACACAACCCTAATCCAAGGGGACGCATCAGATGTAATGATTACTTCTGCAGGACAAGTTATTCAAAAACCATTTGGATCAGCAGAAAATGACTGGCAATATGCGGCCGCTGCTTCTGGGATAGTTAATACAACAACAGCTGTAACAATAAAAGCCGCTGGTGCTGCTTCTATTAGGAATTTCATAACTGCGATAACTATTATGGCGGAAGCTTTAGGTGCTGCTACAGAGTTAGTAATTCGGGATGGCGCGGCCGGAACTGTTATTTTTAGGACAAAAATACCAACTACAGGGTTGCCAACTACTAATATAGAGTTTCCAACACCTTTAAAAGGTACAGCAGCTACGTTATTAGAAGTTGCTACTTTAACGGCTTCGGTAACAGGTGCTGTCTATGTTAATGCTCGCGGATACCAATCATTCTAATTAATTAACTAAAAAAACAAGGAACAAAATGACTGACAGAAATTATAACACTACTTTAGGAAAACCATTCATCAGAGGTCAAGAAATCATTATTAGATACGGAATTTCCGAATCTGAAAGAGTTAGATTGACGATTAGCGAAGTCGAAGCCATTGTTGACTCCGAAGGAGACACTAATATTATTCAAGGCTACTCAAACAATCTTGATAAAATAATAAGTCTTTCACAAATTAATTCAGATACTTTTGAATTGATTGATCCAANTACTGGAGAAACTATTGGCGAAAGCATGTTATTAAAAGACCTTTTCGTTGGAATAGTTTCTTATATTAGAAAGCTTCAAAAAGAAGCAGATTCAGAATAATATATGGATTTAGATTCCTTGTACAAACTAGCTGGAATTGCTGCTTTCATTATTGCTGGCGTTAATTTCGTTATTGCTATTGTCGGTAAAACCTTTTGGAATTTAACTTTTAAGAGGCTTGAGCAAGAAGTTGCAGTTCTAAAAGAAGCTGAACACAAAAACTCAATTGTAAGACATGATTTTACAAATGTAACTAATTCTGTTTATGCNAAAATGGATAAATTAGAAACTACTTTAACAAATGCGATCGACATGGGATTTACACATGTTAAAGAACTTTTTGGAAAAGAAGTAGATAATATTCATAGACGATTTGATGAAAAAAAGTAAATTATCAATCCTTTGTGAAAAAAGCGGCAAGCTTAGTCTTAAGCGAGTTGTTGGCGTAACTCTTATTGGCACTGGACTTTTGGGAAAAGTTGCTTTAAATATTTACGCAGCAATTCACATTGAGACTTTGCTTGCTAATTTCTCAAATATAGACAATTCTTTTGATAGCCTAATTTACTCAGGAATTGCTTTGCTTTTTGGGACTATCATAGATAAATTTACAAAAAACGATAAATTTACAAAACATGATGAATAAAATTTTGGCAATTCTTGGAGCCATTTTAGCCGCATTGGCTTATGGCTTTTTGAAAGGTAAAAAATCAATTGAAATTTTAGAAAATAAATATGCAGCAAGACAAGTTCAAGAAAAGAATAAATATGTCGATCACTCTCGCAAGCTTACTGATGATGAGCGCGCTAAACTCGTGCAAAAATACACAAAAAGAACCAAGTAAAGATTTGTGTTATGGCGCGCATTTAGAATATTTTTACGAGTCAATTGAATATTCTATTGCCGACAAAGATGCAAAGATTGCAAACAATGAATTTGCTTGCGATAAATGCATTGATAGCCTTAATCACGAAGAACAAAGTTATTGCATAGATTAACATGGACAAAAGACTAGAAAAAGCCTGTCAATATTTAATTACTAAAGCCTTTTCGTCTTACAATAAAGACACTTGCGGGCATTGCGCTGCGTTTGTTAGAAGTGCTTGTGATTTTGGTTTTGGTGTTGCTGTTAAAAAATTTTCTGCTGCCAAAGATTGCGCTCCTGCTTATGAAGCGTTAGGATTTAAAAAAGTGTTTAGTTTTCCTGAGCAAAAAAAAGAAGATTACAAATCAGAATTAGGGGATGTTGCTATTATTCAATACGAGCCTTATGGACATATCTGCATGAATACCTCAAAGGGCTGGATTTCTGATTTTGTGCAGCGTGATATGTATGGCGGTAAAATTAGAGATAAAAACCCTCCTTTCGCTATTTATAGACTAAGTTAATTTTTATGGAAAATCCAATCAAAGAAACGCCCGATCAGATAGTAATTGACAAAGCAAAAGTAGAATCCCTCACAAAAAGGTTTCTAGCTGCTACCAAGGCTTTCCTTGTCAATCTAATTACACAATCCGAATGGGACAGACTAGGGCTTGAGAAAACATGGCGTTATTTTTTGCCCCTGATTATTATTCTTGGGCTTTGGGTTGTTTATTATTTAAGTTTTTGGGCTGCTGGAATTACTCTTGCAATTACTGCGGTTTGGTTGTGGCGGTCTAGGAAGTAAATTTCCTCTTAAGCTCCTCAATATCCTTCTGCACTTGCTCGAAGGAGTTTATTAAATCACTAACCAAGCAAACCTTGTCAATATCCTTATTCCCTAATATGTTCTGAAAGTGGTCAGAATTAGAGTCTGGCCTAATCATAATGTAAAAGTTGTTGGCGGATCCATTAAAAGTAAGAGCTTTGCCTATAAATGTTTGCCTATCGCGCTTGTAGAATACAGCCGCGCCATTAAGACTTCTTGGCAACTCACTAA